TCATAATGCTCGATTGTTACTTCTGAATCTGGCGTATCTGGATTTAGGCTGCCAAAAAGACTTGTTAGCGTATAATGCTCAACAAAATCTCTCTCATTACTCTTAATTTGATTCTCTGAAAGAGGCGTGCCATACATACTGCTTTCATTAAGATTCTCAAGATATGCAAGATAATTCTTTCCACTTGAGTCCATATCAGGAGCAAGTGACGCACGAAACAAATTATTTGCGGTTATCGCCCTGTTTGCCCTTTGCAGAGTATCTCTTTTTTTGTAACCTAATGAAATTACCTTTCCTGATAATTCTCCATACTTTGATGTAGACCACGCATTAAACTGGCTTCTATATTTTTCACTCAAAGAATTGAGCAGGTTTATATATTGATCGCTTGATCCTAGTCTCTGAAACGCATCCTCCATATTGCTTCCATACTGCTCTGGAAGCCAAGGATACTCATACTCTCCATTTTCTCGTATCTCACCAACACCGCCATTTATGGCTGAACTGTGAACACTTGTAGATACGCTATTCCACATGGCCTTCGCTTCATTCAGGTTGATTAAACTCTGCTCCTTCTCTTGGGTATCATCCAGAGCTTTATACACCTTAGCGAGATTCTCCCCTACATTAGATAACGCCTTACCCATCTGCATGGCTGCACGACCTGATGCACCAGCCTGATTGATGTAAGCGAGACTGCCCCCTGGTACTGTTGCTGCACCTATGCTTGTTCCTCCTCTTGATCTGATTACCGGAGCCATGATTCTTCCTTAATTAATTGACATTCCAGCACTATATCCAGTCATTGCAGAACTAGCACCTGAAAGCAGAGATGTAGTGGCATTATACTGACCTGCAAGCTGCTTATCTGCTCCTGCTTGCCACAGTAACCATGCGTTCTTCTGACCTTCTCTGAGGATATGTGCTCTATCTTCCTCAAGATCATTGATGGTTTTCATCATGTTTACTACCGGAGAACCCTCGCCTACGGCTACACCAGCCCCACCCCATTGTGCGAACTGCTTATGCAGTTGCTCTATCATCTTGCGCTGGAGAACTTTAGCCTCGTATGCGCTTCGCATTAACTCCTGGTGATACTGGACTTGCCCTTGCAAATATGAGGCATTTCCTGACGAAATCGCCCCTCTAGCACCTATGATGCCTCCAGCTATTCCTAGTCCTGCCCCTACTGCTGCTAGTACTGCGGCCATTTAATCCACCGTATTCAACGTGCCATGAATACCTAGTATAGTCATTGGCAGTGGTTGTTCCTGTTTGATTTCAATATATCCATCACGATCCCATCCGAGATTCGTGACTCTTTTGTCACCTGTGAATAAGCCTAGTCCTGAACCCATTGGGTCAGCAGAAGTACGGAAAGGCAGTTGGTCATCATTGATCTTTACGCCTGTTGTATTCAATAGTCGTACAATAACCTCATTCCATCTCTTCTTGCGACCTTGAGCCTTTCCTGCCTGAGAACCTTCCTCTACACGCATAGTCTTTAGTGTAGACGTATAACCTAATCCTACCTCTAGCGATACCGAACCCCATGTAGAAGGGATGCTTGGCGATATAGCACCACCGCTAACTACCTCATCAGGGAATACAGCATCATTGATTACAACTTTTACAGTCTCTCCTTCCAGATGATCCAGACCGCTTACTGTGGGGCTTGTCCCAGATACCGTTCCTGTCAATCCAGAATCTACATTCAAATCAGGATCAAGATACTCTACATAACGTACTGTTGAGCCATTTACAGTTCTCTTTACCAGCACCCATAGTTGATCCGCTGTCGTTGTAGTAATAACTGCAACGCTTTCTACCTCTACGCCTGCACCCCCCGCTGTATGACTAGCCCATGCAACTACATCTTCTGGACGCTCATACGTCATACTTAACAGTTTGCCATCTGCTGTACACGCCCAAACAACTGAATCTGGCTCTTGCTGGTAGTCCACATCTTGAATATATCCATCAGTAATATGCTCTGCAAGTAGTGTCATATCAGGTGCAATATAGGCATCATTTTGGAAATTATACCCAAACTCTCTGACTTTCCTTCTTGCTCTCTGCACAAACAGAATAGAATTACCGATCTGCATTGGTGGAATCGTATAACTTCCGTAAGTGGTCTGCTGTGTTACCATTATATTAGATGGTGTTAATGGCTCACCTGTTGGCCTGGAAATCTTAAATTCGCCACCTGCTGTACCTACAATCAAGTCACGACTAGGCTGTAACCATCTAATTACATTGACCCTATTTGTTGCAATAGCATATTCCATTGACTCATCATCAAGCCCTGTGCCTTGATCGAAGTTCTCATAATCTGCTGTCTGTGACCCCCAAATAGTCTGAGGTGATGCTGATGTACCTGCAAAGAATAGTCTTTGCTCATAAAATGATACTGTTCTTGGGTAGCCGTTACCTGCACTCCAGGGTGAGGTTCCAGCCCATGTAAACGTAGGTGTAGATAGTGTCCAGCTTGTGTGTCCTGTACGAGACAGCTTTCTTGGCGCATGATTGCTGTGGCAGATATACATAACATCTGCTGACTGAGCAAACTGTAACTCAAACAATTCTGCCTCAAGATAGGGAGTGGAAATCTCATAAGCAGAACCACCAGACTGTATTTGACCGTTATCCTTATAAAAGCGGATATACTGGTCACCAAATTCTAATACATACGCCTGAGTCACATTGAACTCAAAAGGGATAAGTCTTACTTCTTTGGTTGAGTCTTTTACTTCAGATACAAAATACATTCCACCTCTGCGTGTAGCGCCACCATGAGGATATACAATCATGTTTGTTAATTCACTGCATCCATTAAAGTATTTCTTGAAGTCAATCTGACCTTCCAGGCGAGGACTTAACTCTCCTGCTGTAAAATTTGACTGAAAAGGATGAACTCTAGCCATTATTTACGGAAACTTGTAAAGGTGTCTGCAATGATGCTATCAAGGAATCCTTCTTGTCCGTCAATACTTCGAGCCTCTGCAACCTTCAACTCGTATAGCTCCCACATCTGCTTTGACATACCATTGCTTCCAGTGATGGAATAAGCCAGCTCTGCTGCTAGGCGTGCAGTTAGAGCCTCTACAAACATTACATCAAACTCAGCCGGATCAGTGATTTTCCCTATATAGAGAATCTTTGCCGTACCTTCGTTAGATAATAGTTTTCTTCCCTCAATTTTGAACTCATACTCATCGTATTCCATCTTGAGAACACGCAGACAGTACGGGCTAGTTGGTAAGGTGTATTCATAATCGTAATCAAATTCTGGCGTACTGGTTAGCTGTGCCAGCTCTTGTCTACGAATAGCGAAATTCCATGTATGCGCTCTTAATACAGAATCCCTTGTGGGTTCGTAAAACGCATTACAGAGCCTTGCTCGCTCTGTATTATCAGTTAGGGAGGTGATTGGGTCATCCCCTAGTTTTCTTAGGGCATTAGAACAGATTGAGACCTCTGTAGCCATATCACGCTCCTATTGTGTGGAAGGGCAGTTTCCCACCCCTCCACGTTTCACTTTAGTCTACAACATAGACCAGATAGCCTGATGCAGTGTTCGTATCTGCAATAGCGGTATCCTGACTTGTTAGCCGAATAGATACACCATCACGAGAAATGAACGTCTTGGTATCTGCTGCTTGGGTAGACCCAATAGCAGTAACACCAGCGGTATCAACATCAATACCGTTATCAAGACCATCTGCGTCAGCAGCTACAGCGTCACCGTCAAGATCCGTATAGGCATCCCAACCAACATCCATCGTTGCACTAGCAGTAGTCCATGCGTGTTCGATACGACTCAGTGCGCCCAACAAGCGGACGGTTCCAGGTGGTAGGCGAACAATCTCTACAGAAGAGGTTGCATCACCAGCACCAGACTGAGTGTGATCGAAATAAGCAATTCGCAAACGACCATGAATATCCGAAGTTTCCTCCATTACGGCAGGCTCGGCATCAAAGTTGGTTACTTGCGTACTTTTTTGAGTAGTAACAGCCATTTTCTATCTCCTTTATGCTTCGTAGCACTCGATCTCGACTGCTTTCTCATCTTCAACACGAGTAGCACCGATAGTCATTGAAAGGAATACCTGAGTTGCATAGTTCTTATCAGCACGCTCGCTAATACGAGTAGAAATGTCAGAACCGACTGCAAGACCGATACCAGATTGAGTGAACGCAAGAACCTGACGCATACTGCCAGATGTACCTAGACGCTCGGAACGAATGAACTTGAAACCCATAAAGGTATCAATGTCACCCTGAGCAAGTGCTTTTACGCTGTTGTAGTCAGAACTTGTGATCTGAGTAACACCCAACATATCAGTAACCTGCTTGGCAGAACATACGATACAGCGTTGCTCCTCTGGATCAGCCTCAGAAGCATCAAGAATCTCTTTGATGTTAAGAAGTTTCGTCAAAGTCAGTCCGTCAGTACCGCTCTCAGTGATCTTCTGTGAAGATGGGAGCGCGATTGAAGTACCGCCAGAAACGCCACCATAGGCATTACCATTTACTGCTTCAATGATAGCATCGTCCATAGCACGACCCATAGCATTAGCACCCGCCATAGCATATTCGCTCTGTGGGGTGATAAGCATACGCACCTTATCTTCATTATCTACCAGATCAGCCCAATCGTAATCATCCATAGTAACCCTACGTCTGGAATGCGGAGTATCCATGCGTGGAGTATCTGAGTGGCGTGAAGTACGCTTGCGTGCTGCCGTTGCGCCAATGCGCTCGAAATAATGACTCTTACCTGTTACAGACTCATAACGAACTACGCCACGTAGACGTGATCCCTTCTGCTGTGCAAGGTGAAGTACATTACTCTTATA